GAGTGGATCTGGATTAACTACATTATAATTACCAGAAGGAAATCCTCCTACATACTTATCTCTATTAATAAAACTACTCACAAAACCAAGTAAGTCACTAATAACAGTCTTGGAATTATTGAAATTAATTAGATTGTTGTATTTGAGAATTTTTGTTAAGTAGTTTTTTGGTTCATTAACATTACCAGTGATAGGCATTCTAATACGAAAATTGAAAGCATTAGAATAATTCTTAAGTGCTAACTCACATGCATGTTTTGTCTTGCTATACCAACTTGAATCAGGATTTGTGAGACCATAATTTGGTTCATCTGTTTCAGTGAAGTTCTTTTCATAGCCATCATAAACACAACCAGAACTAATATTAATCAGCTTCGCACTATAGTAGTTACACATATCAGCGATAGTTGTAGGTACAGTAACATTAAGATGAAATGTCTCAGCTTTATTGGACTCACATCCATCAACATTTGGAGTACCAGTATATCCAACACAATTAACTACGAAGTTAGGTAAGAAGGAATTAAAAGTACTGTGTAGATAATTCGCAAACGAATCTGGAATGAAATATTTCAAGCCACTGACTTGTCTCACATCAAATTCATTGTTTGTTTTTAAGTGCTCTGTTAGCTTGGAACCAACAAAGCCATTACCGATAATTAATATTTTAGTCTTCATCTGCTTGCGGGGCTTGTGGTGATTGTGGAGTACCAGGAATGCCTGCCTCTTGTCCATTAGTAGAAAAACGAATGCCTTGAAAGCGGTTAATCATACATTCAATTGAATCAAAATCCTGCTCAGACTTGCCGTTCATAATAACTACAGACTGACCTGCATTATCATAACCTACAACAAAATATGCCTTAAGATATTCGCTCAGATAATTCTGAAGCAATTCCATATCATTATCTGCACCTTTTTCTCCTCCATCAACTGCTGCTAACAGTTCATTAATATCTCCTATTTTTGCCATTAGTTTATCCCTTTTTCTGTAGGTTCAATCTTTCTCTCCATCAGATGCATTATTATAACTTCCATGCTATCAGTTTTCAATTGAAAGTTTTTCGGAAAGTAATTACCTCCATCATTAACCTCAAACATCAAATCATTGTTAAAATCTTTATTGAAAAAGCATGTAATAAATACAGATTGTTGACCTGGATTAACCACAATAGTCCATCGACGAGAATCAGATTGACCATAATCATTAAACAATCTGTAAGAGTAGTAACCACTATCTCTCAATCTTTTGAGAAAATAACCGCATGTAGTAACTTTATTTTTCATTAGTTTTTGTGACTTGAAACAACGTAATTAAGAGTAGCACCATCAACAGTGCATTTAATATTAACTACTTTGAACTTCTTATTAATATGTACATCTGCAGTTTCAAAATTCAATGTGTTCAACATCCGGAATAATTCGAGATTGACAATAATAGTATCTCTCTCTACATCATTACCTTCAAATGTCTCACTGATAACATTGGTGAATTCATCTGTGTTTTGTAGCTTCTTATCGCAAAGGTCTCCGTACACTCCACCATTATCTGTATACAGATATAATTTACTAGACTCTGTAAGGAGAGGTAAAGTACGTAATATCTGCTTGAGATTATCTTTCTTTAATACAAACTTCGTGTCGTATGCATTCTCAAGTTGCTCGAGCTGCTGAAAGACATGGTCATTATTTTTCTTTATACTACGATCAAAGAGAAAATACTTAAACCTAAATCCTTTATTGCTATACTTAATAAAATTATCTTCAATCTTTAGACCAATCTCATTATCCGTGAAGCACTGTAGAGCTTTTACAAACTTGTTAGCATCAGGTAAAACAAAATTCTCTACATCAGCCTCTGCGATCATGCATTTAAATTTAGCAAAAAGAAAGACATCAGCTCCACGATCTACAAAGCACGATAATTCATTATCTCTTACTTTAATATCAGGAGTGTTATCGATCTTACTCAGCGGAGAGATAAACGCTCTAATAAAATTACTCTTGTTCGGTATTACTATTTTCATCGATTTTTTCCTCGTTTAATTTAATACGTATTGTAACTTCTTTCGCATTTTTTACCACTCTTTTTTCAATTAGATTAAAAAAGCGATCGATTTTCTTTTCAACACTTGTGAGGCGATCAATGAATTCTTTAGTAGTTTTCTCGTCTATTGCTGGTGCTGTGGGTTGCAGAATAGGCTGTACAGCAGCTACGGGGTTGCTACCATCTGGCATGGGATGTAATTGAGGAGCTTGTGCTACTGGAGGTTGAGGTGTAGGTTGCACAGGAGCTGCTGGGGTGTTGCTCTTCTGGTAGATTTCCTTATTTAGAGGCACTGCGCGTACGCCATTAGAATTACCCATAATATTTTTATTGAGTTGGTGCGCATCAGCATTAAGCTGGTGTATGAAATTTTTAACAGGATCCATGATTTTTTTAAAAAGTTTGTACAGCATATAGAGAAGCCGTGGCCCTCGTGACCACGGCTATTTATTTAAAATGGATTACATATCCATTGAATCGAGAATAGCTTTGACTTTATCGTCGTCATCGCCTTCATCGTCATCACTATCAACAGGAGTAACACTTGCTGTTTGTGATACAGGAGCAGGAGCAGGTTTTGCTGCTGGTGGTGCTGAGACAGGAGCTACATCATCTCTCTCAGAGACTACACTATCTGGCTCTTTACAGAAGAAATGCTCATCAAGCATATCTTTCAACTCATCATAGCTCTTAACAGTATTCAGACCTTCAAGATCATGGATACTATTGTAGATCTCATTCATTGCACTATCATCAGTAAGACCTGTGATCTTTGATGGAGACGTAAAGCGAGACGAGACATAGGTAGAATAACCACCTTGCTCTTCAACTTTAATCTTTAGACTACATCCATCAGGAGATAGATCAAAGACCCGTGCACCAAACTCATCAGAGTCTTCACCTTCAATAGCTGCGGTGATAATCTTGTGCAATTGCTTACCGTAACGAAGCATTTTAACTTTGCCGTTGTTTTCTGGGTCTGTAGGATCGTTGACGACATATACATTAATAAGCCAGTTCTCGCGACGAGTCAAGAGACGAGAATTTTCTTTCTCTTCTTCTGAACCGTTCTTTTGTAAGCGAAACTTTGCTTCGTCGATTGGATCACGCTCACCCCAAGTACTCGGTGAGATTGCACTAACGAATTGACCAGTCGCGAGACTATTCCATCCATGTGAGTAGTAATGGAAGATAGTTTTTGCTGGTTCTTTAACGTTTGGTAGCAAGCGAACTGTATAAGTGTTACCTACCTTCATTCGAAAAATGTTTGCATAATTCGATTGTTTGTTTGATCCGGTGTTTAGTGATGCGCTAATTTTAGCGAACATTTCTTGATTATAAGCTGCCATATTTTATTTTAGTATTTTGTTTAGTTTATCTATTACGTTTGAATTTATCGTCTTAAGCTTTGATTGATAATACCTCACTCTTAACGATTCGATATTATTATAGAAGTCACTCACAATAAAATCAACATCTTCTTTTGGGATTGTTTTGATTATCTTGTCATAATCTCTCACAGCGAGAATGTTGTAATATGTGATCTTCCTCTCACTCAAGTCAACCAGAAACTCTGGATAATATGTTTTAAGTTTAAAGTATTCGTCAATTGACGTCAAGCTATTTTTCTTGCAAGTTTCAAATATGTTTTTCCACCCATTCTTTACTTCATTGATTATTACATCGTTATCCGGATCTGTAAACATAAGCTTATTAAACCATAGATTATATGCTTTAATTGCTTTGAATGATGCGAAAAACTTAAGAGGATAGAATGATTCATCATCCCATAGTTTATACGGAGCATTGAAATAGTTATCAATATCGATATTCTTCTCTTTNAGAATATTNTCNATNTTNCGAACTAANTTNTGNTCNACTTCCGCGAGGGAGGAAAAGTCTTTTCTCGGACGCCAAGGCTTGCCTTTATTAGCTCTTGATGCCTTGAGATGTGTATTGTAAATTACCTTTTGAGGATATGTTAGACTCATTTCTTATAGACGTCAAATGTTTTGAAAAATCGTGTTATGTATTTACTTTTATACAAAAACGGGTCATAGTGCAAGAACATTTTAACGAGCTCGTATTCATTTTCTAGATCGAGCATGTTTAAGAAGAGCCATTTATATCTATCATTTTTAAGAGCAAGTAATAAGACATTTGCGAGATTCATTTTTTTATTCTCACAAACTGAAATATATGTACAGAGGCTCAAAAACCTATGCTCACTATCTACTTGTTCCAAAGCTTTGTATGGATCTGTCATGGTATGGGTTGAAAGTCTTTACTTAAAATTTTAATCCGCTCGTTTAATACCCCACCAGCAGCGTATTCATGTCCACCACCTTCACAAAGAGCAGCAGCGAGCTTCCCAAGATTGACATCAATACCTTTTCGTTTCCTAAAGTAAACACGCTTACTCTTTGGGTTAATAAGCATNGCAATATCACATTGTTCGTTATCTCTGATAACACAATGCGCTACGTCATTAACATATTTGTCAACAAACGTACTAACAAACTTATACTGTTTACCCTTAATGGATATATCTGCGTCGTATAGCCTTAATTGTCGGTAGTATTTAGCGAACCGCTTGCGGTAGGTGTTAATAAGGACCTTCTCTTGATCTGTAAAATCTTTAAAACCCTCTTTGAACCTCTCACAGAAATGAGATATTCGATCACCGCTATAATACCAAAATAAAATATCAAGGCTGTAACTATTAGCAAACTTAAGTGTATAGCTATCATAATCGTCGATGAGCGATAGTAGCTCAACCTGACTAAAACTCAGTTTTATTTTACTTTCTCTTTTATACTTGTTATAGATTAATTTCGACGTTGACGTCGTAACAACTAAATCCGTATTAGCTGATTTGTAATTGTAAGTATTAGTCCCATGATGATCAATGATAGTAACATTTTTTCTATCAATTAAATCACCAACGCTCGAAGTATCCAAATCAAAGAAATAAACCTCATCATAAGATTCAAAGCTATTTGTCTTCAACCAGCTCAAGAGCTTGTCGCGAAGATTGCTAACTTTTAATCCAACAGTATCGATCTGATGATTAGGGTGAAACCACTTAAATGTTAAAAGCGAGCCTGCGCCATCAAGATCCAAATCTGTAAATACTACACAACGTACCATCCCTTATATTTATAGTTACTCAGAAAATTCTCCAGCTGATGATTCTGCTTCACCAACATCATCATTCTCATTAAGAGCTTCATCCTCAAATAGAGTCATAGTTCTGTAGTCAATACCCATACGATTGACTCCTGTATTCTGACCGAATCTACTCTTCATTATATTAATATGAATAGCATTATCTTCTTTATCCTGATCAGTCCTGAAAATACCTACTACAGCATCTGCAGTAGCTCCAGTTCCATAACTCTCACTAATAGATGACATACCCGGGCCTCGCTGATCATATACTTGAGTTTGACTCGAAGAACCAGCACCACTATAACCAGATCTGTTTAGCTGTGTCGCAGAGATAACAGGACAATTGAACTCATAAGATAATGCTCTCACTTGTTCACTAACGATCTTAATGCGCTCATAACTATTATTACCATCAGCTGCAAGCAAGTTAAGATAATCAAGAACAATAGCATCTGGTTTAAATTTCTTTGTAGCAATTACGTGTTTAGTATAATTACGCAATACAGCTGCAGTAATAGTATTGGGTGGATATTCCTTAACAATAAGACCAGAATTAGGTTTGGTTTGTTTAAAGTGCTCTGCGCCTTTACGAATATCTTCAACACTGCGACGTAAGTTATTAATATCGAGCTGGGATAGTGTAGAGGTAATACGATTACTATACATCTGCTCTGACATCTCAAGGCTGAATAAAAGTACTTTCTTATCTTGCTTCATAATATTAACAGCCATGTTATGAAGGAAAATAGATTTACCAACATTAGTCTCTCCAGCGAACAAATATAAAGCTCTACCGTCTTGTAAAAAACCACCATTTAACTTTTCATCAAGCCAATCAAGACCTGTAGGTAATACACTCTCATCAGTTGTAACAGAATCAATATATGTTTCTATATCATTGAAGTAATCATGGCCTTCACTTGTTTTTAAGTTATATCCAATAATCTCTTCTATCTGATTGTAGAACTTAATAATATCATCTTTATCACTAACATTATCCCAATTAGATGCAACATGTAGAAGAGCTTTTTCAAAGCTTTGAATCTTGAGGAATCGCTCTGTATGAGTCAATAGAGTATCATTCTCTACATCATCTCCAACATCTTGAATGTTGTGTTTAACTGCAGTATATGCATCTTTCAGCTTATCACTACTTAAGAAGACATTTAATTCAGTAGGAGAGGGTTTCTTACCTGTCTTCGAGAAATATGTCTGTAAGAGTTTTACAATCAGCTGATTGCTCTTATCTGCAAATTGCTCTGGTTTTAGATATTGAATAACTGTAGCAAGATACTGCTCGTTCTCCAAGCAGTTCTTCATTACAAGCTTCTCAATAAAACTAAAATCCTCTTTCAATGGCTCACTGTTTGACATAACTCTTTAATTGCTGATAAAAATATTCCTCTGATTCTTTAAAACTATTACTAAACTCTCTTAATCCTGGAGACTCATGTACCACGTGGATGGGCACTGTACCAAGTTTAAGGTCTGCTTGAAAACAATCAACACAAAATTTAAGATCATAATGATGAAATCCTTTAATATTTTCGTCAAATCGTACATTCTTCTCTTTAAGTTTTTTCGGCTGGACCCCTAAAAATAATCCATCAAGTAAAATAACAGGTCGACCTATAGGGCCGAATGTTGTTGGTAGAAAGGTGTTATTCTGAACCTTGTGGCTTACAACTCCTGACCATGTATCCTTATTAGTCATTAAATGCCATAATAAAGGCTTCTCAATTTTAATATTCGAGCCACCTGCTAAACCTATAACATCAAACTGCTTGAAACCAGTAAAAGCCTTATCTACAAAATTAACACTATCTATGTAAACATCATCGTGTATAAAAAATATAGCATCATAGCTACTATCTATATACTTGTTATATAGTTTACATAAACCGAGCTTATTATTTGTAACAAGAGATACATCACCATCATAACCTTGTTCACATAGACTACGAAAAAGAGGAGTACCCTCAAAGCTATTGCCCTGAGTAGCACTCACTATTAGAGTATTTTTTGATTTAGATAAAGAACCCGCTCGAGGTTTGAAATGTTTTATATTCATCATACCTTACATGTGTGAAATTAAATCTATATATAACCCCTTCCTTCAACAAGGACCAATCATCTGCAGGTTGCTTTGAACTAAAATTAATACCATCGCTATATATCGTTGAACCAGACCTAAACAAAAACAACTCGCTTGTCTCTTGATCGTACATCCAACAACCAAATGTCCCTTGTAATTTCTCTAGAGCTTCAACGAGACCATGTTTTTCAATAAGAGGTAATATAATACTACTATCTACCTCGTTAACGTTTAGCTCAGGGTTTTCCTCTTTTAGTTTTTCAAAGTTCTCAAGCACGCCATTGTGCGCAAGTACCTTATTACCATGACGGAAGGGATGAGTAGTATTGTTTTCAAACTCTCTCTTCGAGGAGGTTGGTGATTGTAAGTGAGCAAGATACATTATTGTATCACTACTAAAGCGAGGTCTCTTACTAAAGTCGTCACTCTTCTTGATAGAAACTTTGCTTGATAAGTTGACACGTGCTGTGCCATACGCAAAATTTCCCCGTTCTTTGTTCTGGTCAAAAAGATAACCAAAAGTTTCTAAATTAGATGATCCAATAATTCCACACATAATATTACCAAGGTATGTCAGTTCTCAAATAAGGGATAGGGTCTTTGATACCAGCGTCAAGAAAGCCTTTGATACGAGAACTACATGCAGTACAATAACCACATGCACTCTCTTTACCTTCATAACAAGTCCACGTCTTGTTATAATCCACTCCAAGATCTTTACCCATAAGAATAATATCTTTCTTTGTTTTATCAATCAAAGGAGCTTCAATTTTAATTTGCTGTTTTCTATTAAGTGAGACGAGACTATTAATACTACTTAAGAATTCCACAGACCCATCCCAATAACCAGCTTGACTATCAATTAGCGCAGCACCGTGATAGACAGTATTAGCACCAACACTTTCAGCGTATGCACATGCAATAGATAAAAGCATTTGATTTCTAAATGGAACGTAATTAACTGTCTGAGCGTCTCCTAAAACATCCTTCGTCTTTGCAACATCAATATCATTATTAGTAATAGATGAAGTACCTGCAATGTCTTTGAAGAAGGTTAGATCTACTACTTTATAATCTTTACCTGCTTGAAGTTGTGCATATACTAACTCAATAGAATGTCTTTGTCCGTAATTGAAAGTAATAGGAAATACTTGATCATGTTTTTTACGAGCATGAGCGAGTACAACACTACTATCAATTCCACCACTTATAGGAACAACCGCCTTATTCATAACACAATTATACATGCTAACCTGTAAAATTCAATAAAAATATTGCAGATACTTAAATTAAATATATGTATGGGTAAAAATAAGCGAAACAGAAGGCGTAAAAATAAGCTAAAATTTAGCAAGAAAAAAATGGAGAGAATTAAGATCAAAGGACATAAATTAAAAGATGTCATTGGTTTTATTATCGCCAATGACATCCAATATACGAAACTGAAGGAATGTATCACACCTCCATGTCGTCGACATGTCGCTATTCGTCGTCGAGTTCTTGGTCGTCACTAGTATCAGGTATTGCTAGCTCGTTGAGCTCCTTACCATACCTATACTTGTCTTTAATAGACTCCTCAAGTCGCTCAAGAATAGTAGACCATAACTCTTCATCTTTACGCCAGTTCTTATAATAACCAAGCTTATTACCATCCATAACAAACGTAGCTCCTGTCTGCTCAATAACACCATGAGAAACAGCAACATCTCGCAAACCAGAATATTTATCTAGACCAGTTTTAAAGTTAAGATATACCTCTGCTTGTAAGAACGCTGGAACAAAACGATTCTTGACAGTCAACATACGAAGTGTAACACCACTATAGTTTCTTGACTCTGTTAACGCTACGTCTTTCTCATTGCTCGCATCTGTCTTTTCTTTCTTTGCTGCCATTTGTACAAGAATAGATGCCATGTAGATCGGACCTGAACCACCAGCTTGAGTCTTAACCAAAGTAGGATGCAATGCACCAGGATCTGCATATGTATGATTACTAGCAATAACTGTTGTACCAGTAATAGCAGCTTTATAGGTAATCATCCTCATCATGGATTTGAGCTGTTTAGCTCTGAGACCCATATCCATTGCGCCTTTACCTTGTTCAGCGTCTCGAAGCTCTTTCTCAGAAGCAAGGTTACCAAGAGAGTCGATAGATATAATAAACTTACCGTGTAGCTCTGGCTCTGCTTCTACTTGATCGAGGAATGTCATAAT